AAAGAATATTACGAAGTCCGGCTCCAGCAGCACGTAAAGAACGCCTGTAAGTTTATGCTTTCATTCGGGCGCGGCCTGATCGTCATCCAAGAGCCAGGCTCGGATCTTAGTCAGCCATTGCCAGCAATCAACGACTGGTCGCGGGTCAATTACCAAGTGTTCAGCGGTGACATGGTGTTCGTCCAAAGCATCGAGTACAACCTGGCCAGCCCAAACTATTACAAGCCCCAGGCGTACAGCGTGCGCGGGTTCACCATCCACCCGAGCCGTGTGGTCGACATGACCTATGTGCAGCCGGTGGAGTTTGACGCGCCTGAATATTTCTTCGGTGGCATTTCTGAGTTTGAGTTAATCCGCAATGAGCTGGTATCCGACCAGGTGATTCAGCGTGCAGTGCCGGCTATCTTGAGAAGTCATCGACACTGTTTACAAGGTGGACGGGTTCAAAGAGCTACTGGCAGACCGCAAGTCTACTGAGCTGGTGGAATACTTCTCACAACTGGAAAGCCTGCGGTCCATTTACGGCGCGGGTATCGTTGACAAAGAAGACGAGATTGAAGTACATGCACAGTCACTAACCAGCCTGGCCGAATCAGATATGATTACCCTGCGCCGCCTGGCCATGGTGACGGGCTTGTCACTGTCCACTCTAGTAGGTGAGCCGCCCAAGGGCTTAAACGGCAGCGGTGAAGGTGACAGACAGGTTGATATGCAGACGATCAAAGGGCTTCAGTCCGAGTACCTGCTAGACAAGATCAACCGGCTGATGACTATGCACGGGCGCGGGCGTGTGTGGTTCAAGGAGAACCAAGGCCAGACTGACAAAGACCGCATCGCGCAAGAGACTGAGGTGGTCAAGAATGCTTTGATCTTGTGGCAGATGGGCATGGACTACGAGAAGTATTTGGAAGACAACGGCGTGATCGAGAATGATCCGTGGGACACGATGTTTAGCAAGCCGGACGACGACCCCGAGCCTACGCCTGAGCAGGGCGGCATGAGTCTTGAGCAGTTGATGGGTGGCGACGGTGAAGCGTGAAGTAAGCGCCCCCAAAGGCGCAACCATCAAAGCGCCTGAGCCGCCTAAGTCAGAGATCCGCCAGTTCGGTAACGCCATTGAGTACATGGTAGACCAGATGGCACAGCGCTGGCGGACGCAGATATTCAAGGAGCTAAACCAAGACACTATAGAAAAGTTCACGGACGCTAAGCAATCCGGCAACTTTGCCAAAGTGTTTCTAGCCATGGCGGCACGTGTACAGCGCAAGCTATTAAAGCAGTTCGACGGCAAGCGTCTTGACAAGATGACCAACAAGTACACCGGCAAGGTCAACCGGCGCAACCAGTCAGAGTTTTTACCGGCGCGTGTCTGCAAGCGTGGGGATTAGCCGTGAGGAACTAGAGGCCACCGAAGGGCTGACGTTTCAGATCAACGCCTTCCAAGCCGAAACCCAGCAGTGGGTAAAGAAGATGCGCGACGATACGTTGCAGATGTGGACGAGTAACACGCTGAGGCAGATGGCCGAAGGCAAGGGGCTGCCGGAGATATTAAGCCAGTTCGACGGCATGGTAGAGCAGCGCAAGGGACATGCCAAGATGGTGGCGCGTACACAGATTGCTACGTTCAACAGCTTGACCAGCAAGGCAAGGGCGCAGAACTTGGGGATTACTAAGGCAAGGTGGGTCACGTCCGCAGATGAGCGCGTAAGGCCCAGCCACTCTAGCCGTAACGGCAAAGAGTTTGTTCTGTCAGAAGGTCTTTATGACTCAGGTGACGGCAAGACGCTGTTACCCGGAACCGACTACCAGTGCCGCTGCGACTACGAAATGGTCATTCCCGAAATGGAGCAATGACCGCACCAATTTGACACCGGCACGCCATAACATTACTATTACACAAACATGCCAGAAGGCTAAGAAATGCCCGAAACAATCCATAAACAGTTCGCTGATTTGGCTGTCTATTCAGAGACGGCTAGGACGGCTGTGTCTGTGCGCGATGGCGTGCTTGAATACCTTGGCGCTTGAGCTTGACCTTGAGCCGCTGGACAAGGTGTTCACTGTCTATCGCTCACCGGCCACCATTGCCAACGCCGCTTACGCCATGGCGGGCATCCCTCTCACTGATGAACACGTCAGTATGGAAGGCCCAGCGCTTGATTCAGGTAGCCGGGTTGAGTCTTCCGTAGTCATTGACCAGCTAGATGAGTCCACGCACTCACGCCTTGCTGTGCAGAACAAACTGGCCGTTAACGACACGCTCCAACTGCTATTGAAAGACAAGCGCCAACTGTCTCTTGGCTATGAGGCCGACTTGGTTCCCCATAGCCGTTGGGACTTTGAGCAAATAACATCGCACCCCATCACCTTGCCGCTGTACCTGCTGGCCGTTGTGGCCCATTGTGCAGCTTCATTGACCGCAAACCTGATACACCCGTAAAGCCCCGGGAGGGCGACACCATGAAGCCGAAGAAGTTAATCAAGGCGTTTAACGACGCTGAAGGTTCGGTGAGCCTGGAACAGATCGTAGAAATTGCGACTGGTCTACCCGAGGCTATCCGTAAAGTTCCAGTTGACCAGCTAGTCAAGCTCATGCCAGCCATGCAGGAGATCATGTCTTACGCTAAAGAGCAGGGCGCTATGCCTGCCGAAGAAGACGCCGACATGATGGACGAAGAAAAGACTGAAGGCGACGAAGAAAAGGACATGCTGGACGAGGAAAAAGAAGGCGAGAAAGAAAACTTCGCTGACTCTTCCAAGTTCAAAGACGCCGTGGCCAGTGCTGTTAAAGGCGAAGTCAAGCGTTACGCCGAAGTGGTTAACAAGGCCCGCAACTTCGTGGATGCTGAATACGACTTCGCAGGCAAGACCGCCAACGCCGTTATGCGTGACGCACTGGCAACGCAGAGCACCGACAAGTTTGAAGACGCTGAACTGTCTGTCGCGTTCAAGTTGCTGCGCAAGGCGAACACCGACTATTCAACCTTTGGCGACACCAAGGCAGACACCGGCCTAATGTCTCGAATTTCCGAAACTCTGGGGGAGAAATAACCCATGGCTTTTAAAAATACAGTATTGCAAGACAACCCGGATCTGGGCGCGGGCGAGTTCATCGCGGCCAGCCCTTACAACGTATCGGCTTTCGAGCTTTCGAGGACGGTCTAGTTGAAGGCCGCTTCGTCAAATACCACACCGGCAGCATCGACAACATGGACGGCAGCGCATCACCAGTTGTCGCAGGCATTGCACGCCGCAAGATCACCGGCGAAATTGGCACCGGCATCTATAGCACCAGCGGGCAAGCGATCGACCAGGTAGCTGAGGTTATCAACTTTGGCTTTGCCACCGTTGCCGTAACCGACGACGCTGACCCTGCCAAGTATGACGCTGTACAGTTCGTTAACGCGACCGGCGCAGACGCAGGCAAGGCCACCGACGCTACCGTTGCTTCCGGCATCGTGAGCGCGGGCGACGTAGTGTTTTGGGAACCCAAGGCCGCTGGCGTTTGGCTTGTTCGCATCAACAAGTTTTTGTAAGGGGATTGACAATGAAGACTGACATCAAGCGAGTAGAATCCCTATACGGGATCAAATCTTTCGACGCTGCCGCCGAGTACGCGAAGAAGAACTTCAAGGACGAAGGCGGCATCATTCTTGCTAGGAACTTGGAGCACGTAAGCGCCGAGATCTTTACCCAAGAATTTGCGGGCCTGACATTCCTGAATCAAGGTATCGCGGTTAACAACGAAGGCGGATATGCTACCAGCATCCGCAAACTGAAGCTGCGCACTGAAGGCGGCTTCCGCGAGTCAGGTAGCAACACCAACACCACCGGCAAGATCACGCTGAGCGGCGAAGACGACAGCATCCCAGTGTTCACCAAGGAAGCCGAATCTGACTGGTCCGAGATCGAGCTGAAGCAGGCAGAGCTTGAGAATATCAACCTGCCAAGCCGGTTCTTTGAAGGTCACGCTGAACTGTATAACCGCGAGATTGACGACATCGGTTATCTGGGCCAGGTTCGCTCCGACGGCAGCCAGAAGACCACGGGCCTGCTGAACTACTCCGGCTTCACCAGCAATAGCGCTGTAAAGACCGCCGCTGCATCAACTGGGCAAGAGCTGTACGACGAGATTGCCGAGCTGATTACCGCTCAATGGGCTGGCGTGCTGAACGTGGACAGCTACAAAGCTGACCGCGTGACCATGCCAGCGACTGTGTACAACATCGCATCGACCAAGATCCTGAATAGTGCAGGGTCTGAGATGAGCGTGTTGCGTGCGCTGAATGCCAACTTCCCGACCGTTACCTTTGGCCTGACAACCAAAGCAGAGGCCGCAGCTGGGGGACGCTACATCATCCGTAACCGTAGCGTTCAGCTCCAACCGTCGGGCGGTACAGTTCCGTTTGCCGGTTCCGCTGAACGTATCCAGCGTACACCAGCGCGGCTTTAAGTATTACGTTGAAAGCTACTTCGGCCTAGCCGGTCTGGACGTAATTGAAGACGACGCGGCGCAGATCCTAACGGGCCTGTAAGCCAGTGGCCAGCCGCTAACACAGGGCTGGCAATCTTTACGGAGTGATGTATGGACGATTTTAAAGAGCACAAGTCTATGCCCAAGAAAGCACCGGCACAGGCACCGGCACCGACCGGCATCAAGAACATATCCGGTCGCCGGCATAAAGTGTATGGGCAGATTGTTCAGCCTGGTGCAACGTACACGCTGACCGAGGCGGACAAAGCAGACGAGCATAACGGCAAGCGAATCAAGAACGCCATTGCTTCGGGCAAGCTAGAGCGAGTGTAACTGATGCCCCTTATTGACGACTTCAAGACACGCTTCCCCGAGTTCGACGCCATTACTGTAGATCAGTACGTGCCGATTCTGGAGCCGTTGTGGTCGTGTTATTGGGGTGGCAATTACGACGAGCCATGCGGTAAAGAGATCGTGCTAAATCTGATTGCTCACTTGATCGTGGGCGAGACGACGGCGGGCACCGGCAACATAAAGTCAACTCAATCGAAATCCGTTGGCAGCGTGTCTGTGTCGTATAGCGAGGGGTTCGCGGCAACCAGTGAGCGCATCGGCTGGCTGAATGCAACGCGATACGGGGCCAGGTATCTGATGCTGACGTCTCGCAGCGCGGGCGGGGTGTTCGTATGACGCTGACGCCAGAGCAGATGCTTGAGCGTACCGGCGCGTACTTGGCCAACCTCGAAAAAGCCAAACGCGGCTATGTAGCCGTGGGCCTTCCGAGCGAAGAAGTGGGCAGCAAGGTGTACGGCAATGGACAGACGGTTGCGACTGTTGGGGCAAGGCATGAATACGGCGCGGGCGTTCCACGGCGGTCATTTTTGCGTACGCCGTTTACGGCCAAGCGAAATGAACTGTCTACAGCCATTGCCAAACAGTTTGAAGATGTATTCCAGCGCGGCAAGAAAGCAGAGCAGGCGCTAGGCTTGATTGGAACGGTTGCCGTTAATATCAGCAAGGGCGCATTTACAACGCGGGGGCTATGGTGAGTGGCCGGACATTACGCAGGCAACGAAGGATGACAAGGCAGCAGCCAGGTGTTGATCGACACCGGCACCTTGCGCAACTCGATAACATACGTAGTGCGCGGCTTATGAGCATACTAGACGTATCCGAGCCCTGACAGACTGGGAGCGGCCAACGGTTATCAAGACCGTAACCGAGTCTACCGTAGACTTTGAGCCCGTCACCGTCGTTACAGGGCGATCACAACTATGCGTTGTGCAGGTGGCAGACAAAGAAAAGATCAACCCCGGCACTATTGATTGGTCGCTTGAGTACATCATGGTTCACAGCCGCTCGGGTATCGAGATTGACGACCTGATAGAGCATGACGGGCGCGACTATAAGGTGACTGACCGAGGGCCATGGCGCGGCTATGGTTACACTGAGGTTGTTGCGGCTGAAACCAAGCGGCCATTGGTGGTGGCCACATGAACGAATCACTACGCTTAACGGCCCTATTCGCGCGCGACCTGCTAGGCTACAACGAGCAGCTAATCCGAATCGGTCGCCAGAACTACGACATTGACGATTTCAACATTGGCTATATCGGGTGTGGGACTCACTGGGCGCAGCGCAACGATTAGCCAGCGGTGAGAAGTACGACGGCAACACAGAGCGCATGAGCTTCCAGCAACAGTGGCAGGCACCGGTTACGCTATCATTCTACGGTGCGGCGGCATGGTCTACGGCCACTCGGTTTGCGCTCCTGGTGCAGTCTCAGGCATCACGAGAGCTACAAGAGGCGTTGGGCCTTGGGGTATATCAGGCGTCGGGGCTAACTGATGTTAAGATGCTCACAGGCCAGCAATATGGCGAGCGTCAAGAGCTAACCCTCAATGTTCGATACGCCACGGCGGCAGATATTGGTACACTACGCATAGACACCGCACAAATCGAATTACGAACTGAGCGCGGCTTAGTAATCGAACCCTAACACGAGGATTTACCGTGGCATCACAAATCAGATTTGGCACCCAGCGCGTCCGGCGATTCAGTGCAGGCGTTCCCGCTTCGAAAAGGTCTTGTCAATATCTCGACCGGCATTGTAACCGACCCGCTTACAAGTTTACGGCCTCAGCTTGTGCATTGCGTTGAGGATGGCTCGCTTACCTTGACGTGGGGTGACGCAAGTACAGCCGTTGTTGCGTTTGTGGCGGGTGATGATTTCTCGATCACTGAAGCCGTGACTGTAGAAGTTACAAGCGGCGCGTTCCATTTTGCCTAGAGGGCGCACTAATGTCCGCAAGTATTGACAACCTTATAAATGTCAACTTTACAAAAGGGAGAAATGACTTGCTAAATTTTGGCTTAAAGCTTGGAGGTAGAGGCGACCACAACCCCTATATTTCGCCGCTTAATCGGCTGATTATTTACTTTTTAGTCAATAACGAGCAGGGCGCATTCTACATCCCCCGGCCTATTGTCAACGGCACACAGGCACTCTTTCAGGACGCGGCAGGCACTGTGCCGGTGACTGCGGACGGTGATCCTGTTGGATTGATGATTGACCAGTCACCAAATGAACACACCGCAGTACAATCAACAAGCGCAGCCCGACCCACGTACAACGCATCACCCGATAGGCTGTCACTGGACAAAGTAGACGACGCGCTAATTATCACAGTACCGGCGGGTGGCTTTGTCGGCACGATGGTTTTAGCTACTGACGAAGGTACAGTTAGCTATGGAGTTGATATTCCTGCCGGAGAATATGAGATTGGAGGTGTATACTTTCCTGGTAATGCTATTAATGGAGTTGTATTTT